GTATTTTACAGGCGGATCGCAGTTCCGTTGACGCCAACTTGTGGTCTGTCCGGTGCTTACACCCAGCAATTTCGCAAGACCGGCCGCGGACTTATCTTTCCGCGCGTCGATAAAGGCGAACATTCGCTCAGATACGGTCATGTGTGTTTGTTCCTCCATTTCGGGTGCTCGTCAAGATAGACGACGTTATCCAATCTTTTCGGCGCCCGCGCTCTTTTTCGAAGCGATGCGGCGGTGTTCAGTAATCGCTGTTCCCCGTACGACGTCCTTGCCGTCTGCGTCAAGCTCGCGGTATTTTTCTATCAGGCGCTGTTCATCTTCGGAGAGAGAGCTTTCGGGCTGGGCGTCCTCTCCCGTTAGAAGATACATCACGGAAACACCAAGATATTCACAAATGGGGACTATGTATTTCGCAGGCGGGTCTGTGTTGCGCTGCTTCCAGTTAGTGGCTACGCTGGTGTTTATCCCAACGGTCTTGCAAAGGCTGGCGGCGTTCTTTCCCTCTATGGAGGAAAGAAGGTCAAACATTCGTTCGCAGATAGACATAAATACCCTCCGAAAAAAATATCACAAATGTGAATGAAACCCATTGACAAATCCCCAAATGTGAATTATAATATCATCATACCACAAGAAAGGAGCGCGATACGGTCACTTATTCACATCCGGATTGTCTGTTCTACCCAGCAGGTAGTCGACCGAGCAGTCCAGATAGTCCGCGATGCGGGCGAGCGAGATGGAGGATATGGCTTTACCCTTTGACATCTCGGAGACTGCGTTGATGCCAAGATCGCATGCAGGGAGCATGACTTTCATGGAGATTTTCTTTACTTTTGCTTGCTGCTTAATGCGAGCAGCGATTGCTTGAAGATCGTACATGGATGATCCCTCCGATAAAAATCATGCAAAAGCATGAAAATTATTGACAATCACGCAATAGCATGATATAATATTATCATGAAGCCCGATGACGACTACCCCGAAAGAAAGGAGTGAGACTCAATCATCTGTTCACGTCTGGATTGTCCGTTCTGCCGAGCAGGTAGTCGACCGAACAGTCCAGATAGTCCGCGATGCGGGCGAGGGCTTCCGCGCGGGGGAGGTACCCTGATGCTTGCATGGTGTACAGCGCGTTCTTGTTTATGTCGCAATCGGTCAACATTTTGCTGACAGACATTTTGCGTTCTTTCAGCAGTTGTTTGATACGATCGGCTGTAAAGGCGGAGTTGTACTCAGGCATGATGACACCTCTCTGAAAAAATCTAAAGTTCTTTTGAAAACTCGTTGACTTTCTAAAGAACTTGGGATATGATATTATCATCATCCTCTTGAAGGAGCGTGAAGCCCGATGACGACTACCCCCCCCTACGAGAATTTTGGCAGGAAGAGGCTCAGGTACTTCGGAGCAGTCAACTGCTTCGTATGCATCAAGGAAGAACTTGATACCGGCGAGTATGGAGCGGGTGCGTATCCGCTCGTCGCAGATGTAGCTGCGGCATACTTTGATGGCATCACCAAGCTGTATCGCAGTTTCAGTCCGGAGGAGCTGAAAAGCGACACAGAGATTTCCCTGCTATACGCAAATGCGCAGATGGCTCAACGGGAGATTGAGGCCAAAGCGGCGGCATTGAAAAACGTATAGCAAACACGCGCGCGTAATGATGATATTACTACCCACATTCATTTTAGCACGCGAGCGAGGCAAAGTCAAGGATTGGAGGTGAACGACGAGTGAGCGTTACCACGAAACGCAGCGAGCTGGTGCTTGCGCGGAGAGTGAAATTGCTGAATCAATTCGATGTGGCGAAATTGCTGGGAATCTCTCAGGCCAAGTATTCGCTGATCGAAAACGGATATAAAAGTCCAACTCCGCAAGAAGCCCAAAAGCTGATTGCCATGTTTGGTCTTAAGCCGAACTACTTCGAGGAAGACGGGAGTGTGTGTGGATGACGGAAAACAACATCCGCAGCATGAGAGTTCGCGCCGGATTGTCTCAGGAAGACGTGGCAAGCAGCCTGCCGGAAGGAACAAACCGCGTAATGGTCAGTTTCATGGAGGCAGGACGAACCCTCCCAACGGTAGACGGCATGAAAGCTCTATGCGATTTGTTCATCTGTTCGCCGTCTGATCTGTATTTGCTTGACGACCTTGATCTTTCACTCAGCGAGCAGTTCCCGACCAAATGCAGCACTTCCGCAAAGACAGGCGGCGGTCGCGGCCCCGGACACGAAGGCATGACTGAATTTCGAGTGTGGGTCAAGCCGGAAGAGAAAGAGGCCATTGAGAAGGCGGTTGCCAAGCTCGGATACAGGTCAAGCGCCGAATGGTTCCGCGAGGCGCAACGAGCGCTCTTGCAGCGCTGCATCATGATGGGGTTGTCCGAATCCGGCAGTAGCATCGTAGACCTCCATTCGCTGCGGTGTGATTAAACCATCTGAGGTTATTGTAACCGCATGGGAGGGCAAAGAAAATGGCGGTGTTTACGAATAGCGACATCAAAAAACGGCGTGAGTTACTGAAAATGACCGCCGCTACGCTTGCCGAGATGATCGGGCGAGACCCGACCACGGTCTACAACTGGGAAAGCGGAAAGTGCGACCCCGACCCCGACAGCCTTTACCAGATTGCGGAGGCTCTTGGCGATTTGAATATCTGGTATGACTGGATGCGGACGAAGTACAGCAGCTATGCGCGGCTCCATCCGGAGGGACGAGCAAACGACCTTCCCGGAGCGACGATGACCATGTTCGCCGAGCTTGCCGATCTGGTTGACCTTCGCCGAGAAACCTTGCGAGACGCGGCGGACGGCAAGATTGATGACCCGAAGCTCAGGGTGGATATTCTGCGGGAAGCCGAGGAAGCTCAAGCGGCGATTCAGCGCTTCATGAATGTGCTGAAATCCCAAAGAGAGAGGCGGTGATTAAATGCCGGCAGCAAAAATTTTCCTGACAAGCGCTGATATTTCCGCTGTGATGGGCATCAGCATCCGTCAGGCTCAGTACACGCTGAACATGTTCGACCAGCGCGGCCAGACCGTCCGGAACGGGCGAAAGAAGATGGTTGATCTGAATATCTTCAGCCGTTTCCTGTCCGAACAGGATGGGGCCGATTTGAGGGAGCGCAAGCGGGATATTCAGGAGTTCCTGCAGGAAGCGAAAAAGGAGGCGGCAGGATGACAGTTGTAACGGCAGATCAGGTTGATAGGGCCGAAAGCGTCACTTCGGCGCTCGAAGAAGTGCTGTACCACCTGCACAGTGCGAAGGAAGAGCTTGAGGGTTCGGGAAGCCGGACGGTTGAGCACATCTCCATGATCGAAGAGATCATCAGCGCAGCGGAAGAAGAAAAAGCCGAATACGATGCGATTCTCGACAAAGCCGATGCACAGGAGCTTGCGGCCATGAATCGTGAGTATGAAAGGAGTGTTCTATGATTCAGCTCCCTGATGTGGCGATTGATTTCGAGCAGGAACAGCACTCCTACACGCTGCGCGGTTTCCGCGTTCCGTCCGTTACCCAGATCATGGAGCCGCTGAGCCTGATGCTCTACAACGGCATTCCGCTTGATGTGCTGAACGAAGCGGCTGACCGCGGTTCGCGGGCGCATGAACAGATCAGCAATTACGTCAAGTATGGCGTCGAAGAACCGGACGAGGATACCGAGCCGTACTTCGAGGCGTTCAAGAAGTTTGAACGTGCATACAAGCCCGCATGGGTTGAGAGCGAGTATCGAACGTATCACAAGATTCTTCGGTACGCTGGAACCATCGACTTGATCGGCTATATTGAGCCGGACGACGGGAGCGGCGTTGACGTGATCGACCTCAAATGCACGAGCGTCTATCATCCGGTTATGCTGGCAACACAGCTCTCCGGCTATTGTGAAGCACTCAAAAGCCACGGCGTCAAGGTCAGGCATCGATACGGCTTGCAGCTTCTCAAGACGCAAAAATACCGGTTCGAGCAGGTGGAGGATGGCTACAAGACCTTCCTGCACTGTTTGGCAATCTACAACGCAATGGCTGCCGAAAGGAAGCCGTGAACAGAAGGAGGCAATCCCGAATGGAGGAACAGACTATGGTCAACGAAGCGAAGCCGATCAACCCCTCGCTGGAAAACCAGCTTGAGAAATCCGGTCAGATGGCTATTGTGGAAGCTCGCAGCATGGTCATCGAGAACAAGCAGGACTACGAGCAGGCAGGAAGGTTCTTGGTTGAGATCAAGACCCGTGCGAAGCAGATCAAGGACTATTGGGCGCCTACCAAGGCGGCGGCGAAGGCGGCGCATCAGTCTGTTGTTGACCGCGAAAAAGAGATGCTTGTCCCCTTGACCGAGGCTGAAAAGATCATCAAAGCCAGCATGGTCAAGTATCAGGCCGCGCTTGAGCGGGCACGGCGCGAAGCCGAGGAAGAAGCTCGCCGCCGCCAGCAGGAGGAAGCTGACCGTCTGCTTGCTCAGGCGATTCAGTCGCAGGAGAACGGCGACGACCACGGCGCAGCCGTTGGAATGGCAATGGCCGAGATGGTCGAGGAAATGCAGCCGCCGGAGATCATCGAAACGGCGAAGGCTGTCGGAACCAGCGTCAGCAAGAGCTGGAAGGCCCGTGTCGTAGACGAGACGGCAGTTCCGGCCTATGCGAACGGGCTTGAAATCCGCAAGATCAATCTCGCGGCGCTCAATAGCATTGCCCGCATGACGAAAGGCACCGCGAAGATTCCGGGCGTGGAGTTCTTCGAGGAAATGAACATCAGCGCAAGAAGCTGAGGAAGGAGTAATCCATGAACGAACCGTTTGAGGGCGACGTCATTATCGCCAATCCCTATGCCGTAGTCCCAGCGCAGGGAGTGTCCATGCAGGATGCCCAGCGCCATGATTCCGGAAATGCGCTGGCGGCGAACGCCGAAGCCCGCGTTGTTGCCGAAGTCAAAGCCCAAGTGCTTATGGCGCGGCAGTTCCCCCGCGATGAGCAGATGGCCGCTGAGAAGATTCTGCGCGAGTGTGCGCGTCCTACGCTTGCTGACGCGGCGG